CCGCGCAGCGGGCGGTCGAAGAAGCGCCAGTCCCGCTGGTGCGTCATCCGCAACACGCAGGGCGAGCTGCGCACGACCACGATCAAGACCTGGCTCGACTGGTTTCCCGAGCACGAGTTCGGGAAGTTCAACTGGTCGCCGCCCTTCACGCACAAGATCCGCAAGGGCGACGTCGAGATGGAAGTGATCTTCCTGGCCCTGGACCGGGAGGACGACGTCAAGAAGCTGCTGTCGCTCGAGCTGACGGGGGCGTGGATCAACGAGGCCCGGGAGATCCCCAAGGCCATCCTCGACATGCTGACCGGCCGCGTTGGCCGCTTTCCCAAGCTTGCTGACCTTGACGGCCAGGACTACCGCGCCTGCATCTTCATGGACACCAACGCCATGGAGCCAGACCATTGGTGGCCCATCCTCGCCGGCGAGGCGCCGATTCCCGAGGACATGGACCCCGTCGATGCGCTGACGCTGCAGCGCCCCGAGAACTGGCGGTTCTTTGTCCAGCCCGAGGCCGTCGTCGAGAAGATGGATGGCGACGCGATCGTTGGCTACGAGATCAACCCCGCGGCCGAAAACCTTCCCAACCTGCGCCCGGACTACTACTCGAACCAGATCGCCGGCAAGACGCGCAGCTGGATCCGCGTCTACCTCCAAAACCGCCTTGGCTACACGCTGGACGGCTCGCTGGTCTATCCGACCTTCTCCGACGAACGCCATGTGGCGCGCTCCAAGCTGGTGCCGCAGGAGAACCACGTTGTTGGCGTCGGCATCGACTTCGGGCTCACGCCCGCGGCCATCATCGGACAGAACGTGATGGGCCGCTTCAGGATCATGCGCGAGATCGTCGCGACGTCCATGGGCGCCGAGCGCTTCGCCGACCAGCTGCTGGCGGTCCTTTCCCAGCCGCCTTTTGCCGGCATGCAGCTTGCGTTCTGGGGCGACCCGGCCGGCGACAGCCGTGCGCAGACCGACGAGCGCACGCCCTTCGACATCCTGCGCGCCAAGGGCATCAACGCCCAGCCAGCGCCCACCAACGACTTCGTGGAGCGGCAGCAGGCGGTCGAGCACCTGCTCAACCAGCGCATCGGCGACCTTGAGGTCTTCTTGCTCGACCCGTCCTGCACGATCCTGCGCGCAGGCTTTGCCCGCGGCTACCACTACCCGATGGTGCAGGGTGTTGGCGGCAAGCGTCCTGCCGATCGACCGATGAAGAACCGCTACAGCCATCCCCACGACGCCTTGCAGTACCTCGTCCTTGGCCTTGGTGGCGGCCGCATGCTCCTCAACCGAACGCCCGTCGCCAAGCCGAGCGTTGCGGTCGTCAACACGCGCACGCACGGCACGGTGATGGATCGCCTGACGCGCAGGCTGCGAGGTCGTGGTGGCTGAGCCGTTCCGCGAATGCGACTTCGGCCTCGACATCGTGACCTGGCACGTTGCCTTCGGCGATTTCCATCCCGGCACGCGACGCTGGTGGCATCTCTTTGCCCGCAAGGGATGGCGCCATGTGCTGGTGTTTGGCTACTCGCGTGGCGGCTGGGTCGTCATCGACCCCTTGATGGGCCACACCGACGTGCGCGTGGCGATGGGCGAGGAGGTGGATCGCACGATCGCCGTGCTGAAGGCTGGCGGCGGCCGCATCCTGCGCGTGGACAGGATCAAACGCTATAGGTGGATGCTGCGCGGCCCGGTCTATTGCGTGACCACGGTGAAGCACCTGCTCGGCATGGGTGGCTTGTCGTTCACGCCAGAGCAGCTCTACCACGCACTCATTCGCCAGGGCGCGACCGAGGTGTTCCGATGAAAGCTCCCAAGATGCCCGCCCCCGACCCTGCGACCATCGCCGCGCAGCAGGAGGCAAAGCAGCGCGCCGAAGAGGAGCGCAAGCGAGCCGAGGAGGTCGCGGCCAGCACGGAACGCCTGCGCTCGTCTGGCGCCATGGGTCGCCGCTCGCTCTTCAGCGCCGGCGAGTCTGGCTACAACTCGATGCTCGGAGGTTGAAATGCCGTCTGTCGCTCGCAAAGCCAACAACTTCTTCGACAAGTTCAACGAGATCGACTTCAGGAGCTTCAAGCGCGACACGCGCATCGAAAACGACGAGTTCTTGAAGAACCTCTCTTCGGGAGAGCCGGCAGACACCAACCTGAAGCCGATCGGTCCCGAAGAGGACGATCCCGTTCTTCGTGGCATCCACCAGCTTCATCGCAGGATGCAGGATCTCGAAAGGTACATGAAGCCGAAGTGATCGTTTCGCCATGAACCTCGAAGAGATCATCAAGCGTTCGCAGAAAGCGCACTCGACGCACGACCAATGGAAGACGCTTTGGGACGAGTGCTACGAGTACTCGATGCCGCATCGAGCGCGGTTCTTCTCGCACACCAACGGCCAGAAGAACACGCTGAACCTCTACGACAGCACGGCTGTCACGTCGATCCACGAGTTTGCGTCGCGCCTGCAGGCTGGCCTCACGCCAACCTTCTCGCGCTGGTCGCGCCTGCGGCCTGGCCGCATCATCGACCCCGACAACGCCAACGAGATCCAGGCCAAGCTTGACGAGATCGGCGAAGAGGTCTTCGCGGTCCTCCATCGCTCGAACTTCGACAGCCAGATCCACGAAGCCTACATGGAGCTTGGGATCGGCACGGGATCGCTCATCGCTGACTACGATCGCGACGACGTCATCCGCTTCACCGCGGTCCCGCTCACGCAGATGGCGATGGATGCCGGCCCGTGGGGAACCGTCGATGGGCGATTCCGCAAGCGCAAGATCCAGGTCGGCCTGATCGACAAGGAGTGGCCTGGCGCCAACATCCCGATGGAGCTGATGGATCGCATGGCGAACCGTCCGCTCGACGAGATCGAGGTCAACGAGGCGACCTTCCGCGACTGGTCCAAGCGCGTCGAGACCCATGTCTACGTCGTGTGGCTCTCGTCGCCCAAGGTCGAGATCCTGCGCACGACCTACAGCGGGGCCGGCGCCTGCCCGCACATCAACTTCCGCTGGTCTGTCGCTGCTGGCGAGGTCTATGGCCGCGGCCCGCTGCTCAACGCCATGCCTGACGTGCGCGTCGCCAACGTCATCGTGCAGCTGAACCTGGAGAACGCCGAGCTTGCGGTGTCTGGCCTGTGGCAAGGCGAGGACGATGGCGTTCTCAACCCCAACACCATCACGCTGCTGCCCGGGACCATCATCCCCCACGCACGCGGATCGCAGGGCCTTCGCCCCCTCGAGGTGCCAAGCCGCTTCGACCTGTCGCAGGTGATCCTCAAGGACCTGCAGGCCAGCATCAAGCGCGCCCTCTACGACGAGGCGCTCGGCCCGCCCACCGGCACGCCCATGTCGGCGACCGAGGTGCAGGCCAGGATGCAGGATCTCTACCGGCGCATGGGATCGGCCTATGGCCGCCTCCAGCGCGAGCTGGTGCAGCCCGTCATCCGGCGCACGATCTGGCTGCTCAAGCAGACCGGCCGCATCAGCCTGCCGTCCGTCGATGGCGACCTCGTGGAGATCAAGAGCGAGAGCCCGCTGGCGTCTGCCCAAAAGGACCAGGACGTCCAGCGCATGATGGAGTTCGCCGGCGCCCTGCAAGGCACGTTTGGCCAGCAGCTTCCGCTGATGATGCTGATGGAGCCCAACAAGGTCGCCAAGTGGTTGGCCGATCGCAAGGACATCCGCGCCGACCTCTTCTACACCGAGGAGCAGCAGCAGCAGATGCTGCAGCAGATGCAGCAGATGGCGCAGCAGATGGGACCGCAAGCCGAAGGCGGGGGAGGAATGCTTGGATGAATCGGAAGTCGTCGCCCGGCTGAGGTCGACCCTCGCAAAGCCCGCCGACAGCGGCGTCCACCCGCGCAAGGTGGAGCTGGCCGCTCACTCCGCGCTGTCGAAGCCAGACGGCGCGATGCTGCTCGAGTACCTTGAGCAGCTGACCTTGCGCACCGTGCATCCGCCCGGGTCGCTCAACGAAGTGCTGCAATACCGCGAAGGCATGCGCTTTGCGGTATGGCTGATGCGTCACCTGATGGAAAGAGGAGCCATCGATGTTCCAGCGAAATCCCTACCCGAGAAGCCCTGACGACGCGTCTGGCGCCCCCGCGGCCGCGTCTTCCGGCGAGCCGCCGCCGCTGAGCGGCACGAGGTCTGGCGGCCTGACTGCCGGAGACCAGGCCGCGATCGCCGCGCAGCGCGCCGCCAACCCGGATGCCCAGCTGCCCGATGGGTGGCTTGCGATGGAGAAGCGACCGGACTGGCTGCCCGAGAAGTTCTATGATGCCCAGCGCAAGGCCGCTCGCCTGTCCGACTTCGGCAAGGCCTATGGCGAGGTCGAGCGCAAGGTCTTCACGCGCAGCGACGACCTGCGTCGCCAGGTCGAGCGCGACTTCGAGGAAGGCCGCATGAAGGCCCGGCCCGAGAAGCCCGAGGGCTATCAGGTCAAGCTGCCCGAGGGGTACTCGAAGGAGAACTTCGAGCTCAACCTCAACGAAGCCAACCCGATGATGAAGTGGTGGCGATCGACGGCGCACGAGCTGGGCCTGAACCAGAACCAGTTCGAGGCCGGCATCGCCGCCTACGTCGATGGCATGGCTGCGGACATGCCCGACATCGACGCCGAGGTGAAGAGCCTTGGCGAGAACGGCATCCAGCGCATCGCCAACCTCCAGAAGGCCCTGACCAAGACGCTCGGCGCCGACTGGGAAGTGCTCAAGCCGCTCGCGACTTCGGCCAAGGCTTTCGAGGCGCTCGAGAAGCTTGTCGATGCACGCCTCATGGCAGGCAACCAGCCGCAGGGTGCGCCTTCGGCACCGGCCGGCGATGGGCGCACCCGCGAAGACCTGCGCAAAATGATGATGGACCCGCGTTACCGCGACCCGTATCGCCGTGACCCGGCTTTCGTGCGCGAAGTTGGCGCTCTTCAGCAGCGTCTCTATGCAACCGGCGCATAAGCGATAGGCGCGGAGACAAAAGGCGGGGTACGGCGAAGGAGCAATTCGCCTACCCGGCCCCGTTTCCGGGAGCCCCGGCCCGCAAGGACCAACCGGCGGCGACGTGAAGGGACCAACCGGCAGCGCGGTTCAACCCAACCTGCTCAAGGAGATTCCTCATGTCGACCTCGATCGACAACAACTTCATCAAGCTCTTCGACGACGAGACCTTCGTCGCGTTCCAGCGCGATGGTTCCCAGCTGCGCGGCACGATCCGCGAGAAGATGGGCGCCGGAAAGACGTTCCAGTTCCACAAGTACGGTTCCGGGACGATGTCGACCAAGGGCAAGCACGGCGACGTGCCGGTCATGAACGTCGACCACACCAACGTGACGCTCACCATCACCGACTACTACGGTGGCGAGTACATCAACGACCTCGACGAGCTCAAGACCAACATGGACGAGCGGCAGCTTGCCGCTGGCGCGTTGGCCAAGGCTGCTGGTCGCAAGGTCGACGACACGATCACTGCGGCTGCCTATGCGTCGCTGCCTGCCGGCCAGCAGATCGCGGCCGCGGCAACGGGGCTCACCCGTGCCAAGGTCCTGACGCTGATGGAGCTCATGGGCACCAACGAGATCCCGGACGATGGCGGCCGCGTTTGCCTCATTGCGCCGGAGCAGTGGACCAACCTCCTGACCATCTCCGAGTTCGCGTCCCAGGACTATGTCGGTCCCGACGCGCTCCCGTGGAAGTCGGGT